CCGCTTCATTGACAACAGCACAAACGCATTTGCCATAACGGTCAACGGCACCCCCAAAGTACAAGCCTTCCAACCCTTCTCCCCGGCGGCATCGTACAGTGCTGCGACGTATGGGGGGAGTGGGTATTTTGGGGGAAGTGATTCATTAAATCTTGCAACTAACGCAATTCCTGCATCTGGTGCATTTACTTTTGAAACTTTTGTTTATGTGATTGGAACGGCGGCAAGTCAATGTATTATTGCCCAGTACCCAAACGGCACGGCAACGGGTAGATTTCAAATTTTGTGGAACGACACATCAAATAAATTTACCGCTATTCTTGGATCAAGTAATGTTTTTGTTTCTGATGCAACATATTCAACTAATACATGGTTACATTTAGTTGTTCAACGAGATGCATCAAACATATGGTCAATGTATGTAAACGGAACAAGAAATACATCAACTGTTAGTAACTCAACTGCAATTGATACTGCTGCAACTTATATTGGGAATCGCAATACTGGCGGCACACCATATACAGGTTATATTTCTAATCTTCGGGTTGTTTCTGGAACTGCTGTTTATTCTGGATCAACAATTACAGTTCCAACCTCCCCCGTCACCGCAGTAAGCGGCACCTCCCTCCTCACCAACTTCACCAACGCCGGAATTTACGACGCTGCTTGGCAGAATAATGCCTTGACGGTGGGGGATGCTCAGTCCAGCATTAGCCAGTACAAGTGGTCGCCTACGAGCATGAGGTTTGATGGGACAGGGGATTATTTGACGATGCCATTGAGCGCTGGCACGACAATTACTTCTGGGAACTTTACAGTAGAGTTTTGGTTATATCCAAGCACAGTAGTAACAGCATTACAAGCAATAGTTGGCACCAGAGAAAGTGATTCGTCTACAAGCATCAATTGGTCTGTTTCTTTGGCGGCCAATCAATTGCTTTTCCAAGCATACGACACTTCTAACACGTTAATTGGTACTCTTTATCATCAAACCACTTTATCCGCTGGCAATTGGTATTATTGCGCTTGGGTTAGAAGCGGTTCAACCTTTACTTTGTATGTGAATGGGGTTGCAAGCGCAACAACTATAACTTCATCGGCAACAATTCAGCAATCCGGTACAACTTTATGGGTTGGGCGTTATGGTGCTGGTTCTATATATTCAGCACTTAACGGCTACATCCAAGACCTACGAATCACCAAAGGCGTGGCCCGCACCATCACCACGCCAACCGCAGCATTCCCAACGAGGTAAGCAATGTTACTTGCCAATCAAGACCTGATCATTAAAGACCACACAGAGTGGTTTCCCAACACTTCGTTTGGTGACCGTGGGCCTACGCCAGAGTGGGTTCGAGAGGAAGGCTACTACATTCTTACGGTGTGGAAGCCCTATAACCACGCAACGGAGAAGTTGATTCCATCGAACCCTCATTTATACGAGGGGATGTGCTGCACGGTTGAGGTGGCTGCGCTCACCGAAGAAGATCTCCAGTCAAGGGTTGACTCGCAGTGGGCAGCAATCCGCAGCGCCCGTAATGAGCTGCTTAAAGATTCAGATTGGACTCAGCTAGCTGATTCTCCTGCGGACAAGGCCGAGTGGGCGGCATATCGTCAAGATCTTCGAGATGTTACTAAACAAACGGACCCGTTTGCGGTTGTTTGGCCAACAGCGCCGGGAACTCAAATTGTTTCTGTTGTCCCGGTGGTTGTGCCTGTAGATCAGGGTAGTACAATGACGGATACCGTCAATCTGGGGTAAATTATGGCGCAGTCTGGTTTTACTCCGCTGATTCATTACTACAGCACGACGGCTTCGGCGGCCCCTCTGGCGGCCAACATGGCCAACGGTGAGTTAGCAATCAACATCACCGACGGCAAGCTCTACTACAAAGACAATTCTGGTGTAGTTCAGATCATTGCAAGCAAGGCGATTGGGACGATCCCGATCCCTATTGCTAGCGGCGGAACAAACGCAACGACGGTAACGCAGGGCGGTGTTTCTTACGGCACCGCGACCGCTTATGCCTTCACGGCCGCTGGCACCGCTGGTCAGTTGCTAACGTCTGCCGGAACTTCTGCGCCGACGTGGACGACCTCTACAAACGCCAATACAGCGTCCGCTGTCGTGCAGAGGGATGCTAGTGGTAACTTCAGTGCTGGAACCATCACTGCGTCGCTCACAGGCAATTCTACGGGCCTTGCTGGGGGTGCTACGGGGTCTTTGCCCTACCAATCCGGGGCTGGCGCAACGACGTTCTTAGCCGCAGGGACTAACGGTCAGGTGTTGACTCTGACTGCCGGGGTGCCGACTTGGGCGTCATCGAGCAGCGGGGTAACTAGCGTAGCAACTGGGACCGGGTTGACTGGCGGGCCTATCACGACGACTGGCACGGTCTCGATTGATACTGCGGTAGTACCGAGGTTCAATGCGGCGGGGACGTTTACAACTCAGCAGACGTTTGCTGGGTCGTCGAGTGCGTTGGCTTGTGTGCTTACTAACGCCGCAGAGGTTTGTACGGTTTCTGCGACGGCGGCGACCGGCACAATCAATTACGACGTTACGACTCAGTCGGTTTTGTACTACACCAGTAACGCCTCGGCAAATTGGACGCCTAACTTCCGGGCGTCTAGCGGAACGTCACTAAACACGGCGATGGCCACAGGACAGTCTGTAACGGTTTCGTTCTTAGTAACGCAAGGGGGGACTGCTTACTACAGTTCTGCGGTGCAGGTTGATGGATCTGCGGTAACGCCAAAGTGGCAAGGCGGGACTGCTCCTACGGCTGGAAGCGCGAGCAGCGTAGATGTGTATACCTACACTATCGTTAAGACTGGCAGCGCGGCGTTCACGGTGTTTGCTTCTAAGAGCCAGTTTGCGTAATGCCTACGATTATCACAATTGGCTCTGCCTCTGCTAGGGGGTTTGGGTTTGGCACTCAAACCACGTCTGCGTCGGCAGTAACTTTCCTTGGGTTGGCGTCTTCTGTTACCAACCTTAGCGGCCAAGGGTTGACGGTAGATTCATCGGACAACTTATATTTTTCCGGTACAGGCCCATCCAATCAATGGTGGGTAGCAAAAATAAGCCCTGCAGGGTCTGTGGTTTGGCAGCAAACCTGTCCTACTAGCAACGGAGGTTCTGGGCAGGGGATTGCTTTGTACGGGACTACAACTGCGTTTGCGGTTGGTTCGTCTGGATCATCGAGCCCCACGACTCCGACAATTTTGCTAGTAAATCCCTCGACCGGGTCAATTTCATCTCAAACAGGGATCTCCACTCCTACGTTAGGAAATGCATTTAAGGAAGTCCAATGCTATCAGAGCAGCGGTAATTTTTATGTGCAGGGTGCTTTTTCAGAGTCAACCACCAATCCGGGCTGCCATCTTTATAAGTACACATCTTCTGGCACTAGGTCGCTGAGTAGATATGTTTCTGGAACAAACACTGGAACCGCGTTAAGTTTAGATGGCTCTGAGAACGTATTTGTAAATGTCAACTCATCAGTTGAAAATTATCAAATAAAACTTGCTTCTGATCTGTCAACTTTAGTCTTTAGCAGAAACCTTGGCGTTGGGGCGTTTACTGCTCAGGCCTCTAAGCAAACGGCTAGTTACGTTTACCTAGCGGGGTATGACGGAACTTCTTCAAGCTCTGGCTGCTCTGTTATGAAGATAGATGGCAGCACCGGAGCCCCGGTTTGGTCAAGGCGTCTAGGAAGTCAATCTGGATCTTTGTACTTCAATAGTATTGCGGTTGACTCTTCCGAGAACACTTATTCAATTGGCGCAATAAGTGGTGTTGTCTACATTGCAAAATACGATAGTTCTGGAAACTTGGTTTGGCAAAGGTCAATAACGGCTGGAACCGCCACTAGTCTTTGCTCTATTTCTTTGACGGCTGACCAAACAAGGTTTTATTTTTCTTTTGCTAACGCTTCAAGTTTGGTATTTGGGAAGCTACCTACCGACGGGTCTTTGACTGGGTCTTACACGGTAGGCGGGCAGTCGGTTGTTTATGCTGTTTCTTCATTGACTTCAACAACCACATCAATCACTAGCACGTCTTCTACTAATATATTCATTAACAGCACAAGGGCTGTGGGATCTCCCTCGGTTTCTTTTTCTGCCGCATCTAAGAGTGTTTCTTTTTTAACGGTTTAGTGAGTTAATCATGGCTGAAAAATGGATTCAAAAAGCAATTAAGCATCCGGGTGCTTTGAAGGAATCCCTTCATGTTCCTATGGGGAAAAACATTCCTGCAAAGAAACTTGAAAAAGCAGCCAAAGCTCCCGGCAAACTTGGTCAACGCGCTAGGTTGGCAAAGACTTTGAAAGGATTTGACTGACATGGCATCCGTAGAGACAGTAAACGCAAAAATTGACGCCCACGTTGATATCTGTGCTGTTAGGTACGAGGGAATCGAACGTGAGACTAGGGGCATTCACGCTCGCATCAAGCGTCTAGAGCAGATCCTAATTACTGGCGGAGGGGCAATAATTATGTTGTTGCTGACCATGATTATGAAGGGGCATTCATGATTGAAAAACTGGAAGCAAAATCTCAACTTATTGAGAAACTTGCTTTTGCGTTGCTTCCTATTCTTTTCACCTGCGTTGTGTATCTTATGACTGCGCTCGATAAACTGACGCACGACGTAACGGTGCTCAACGCCAAGATCAGTCTTGTGGTCACTTCAGACAACAAGCAAGCAGCCAACTCCGGGGCTGAGCTTGCTCGGGAAAAACTGCGGCAAGACCTTGAGAAAGAGATCCAAGCCAATCGTGACCTTATCCACGTAAACAAAGAACGCATCATAGTCCTTGAGCAAAAGGTAAAGTAATGGCTGACTTCAATCCAGCTTTTGACAAAATGATCGTCGATGAAGGCGGTTACCAATTAACAACTCTAGCCGGTGATACCGGAGGAATGACTTATGCTGGAATTGCACGCAACCCAAACCCGCACTGGCCGGGATGGAACCTCATCGACCACGGTGCACTCAACAACCCGCTCCTTACTGGAATGGTGCGTAGCTTTTATAAAGCTGAGTTTTGGGATCGTATCCGAGGGGATGAGATTACGAACCCAATTGTTGCGGAAAACATCTTCAACTTTGGCGTAAACACTGGGATAAAAGTTGCAATCAAGCTGGCGCAGTTGATCGTTGGAGCCACCCCAGATGGCGCGGTTGGTGATGTCACGTTGCAAAAACTGAATGCGATTGACGGCGAAGCGTTCAGAAAAGCTTATGCGCTTGCCAAGATTACTCGGTACGCGGACATCTGCAATAAAAATCGCACGCAGTCTAGATTTCTTTTAGGCTGGATCAATCGCACTTTGAAAGGACTCAAGTAATGGACTTGATAGGTATTGGTTCAATCATCGAGGGAGTTGGCAAAGTTGCAGGTGATCTCATTACGACAGATAAGGAGAGGCTTCAGATGGCGCTCGAAGAGCGCAAACTCGATCTGGAGGAAAAGAAAATTGATCAGGCGACCGATCTCGCCCAAGTTGATATCAATAAGATCGAAGCTGCAAGCTCTAGCTTATTTGTCTCTGGTTGGCGTCCTGCTGTGGGCTGGGTTGGGGTATTTGGTTTGGCTTATCAATTCCTCGGCTATCCAGTAATGCAATGGGGATGGTCTTTCCTTCAGGGGGTAGATATAATCCCTAGTGGGCTTGCTGCGCCACCGAACCTTGATGTTGAGCAGTTGTTGGTGCTCTTGTCTGGCCTTCTTGGGTTTGGCGGGATGCGGAGCTTTGAGAAGCATAAAGGCGTAGCGGCCAAATAGGGGTCAAGAATGGCTGCCGTAATGACGTATACGTCTCTTGTCAATGACATAGAGACCTATCTTGAAAGAACGGACGCGGCGACGGTTGACAAGATCCCGCAGTTCATCATGTTCGCGGAGCAGGTGCTTGCTACGGAACTGAAGTTCCTTGGCAATATAGTTGTTGCTCAGAGCAACATGGTTACTGGCCAAGCGACTATTGACAAGCCTGCCCGTTGGCGCAAGACGGTTTCAATGAACGTGACCGTTGGCGGCGAGCGCCAGCCCGTGTTCTTACGAAAGTATGAGTACCTTCGGGAGTATTGGCCGGACCCGACTCAAACGGACGTGCCTGCGTTCTACTGTGATTACGACTACACGCACTGGCTTGTAGCGCCCACACCGGATCAGGCGTACAGCTACGAGGTTTTGTACTACGAGCGTGTGCAGCCATTAGATGAAACGAATCAATCAAACTGGTTCACTCAGTACGCTCCGCAGGCGTTGCTGTACGGGACGTTGCTTCAGGCCATGCCTTTTTTGAAGAATGACGAGCGTATTCCGGTGTGGCAGAGCCTTTACGACAAGGCGGTAGCGATGCTTCAGAACGAAGACATTACGCGGATTGGCGACCGGCAAACCGTTGTAAAGGACACTTAAATGAGTTTCAATTCGCCGTTTACTGGGAACGTCATTCAGCCGACGGATGTCTCTTACGCATCCTATGCCTTAACGTCCACGACGGGTTCTGTCCAGCTTGAGTGGCCAATCAATGGCAACGCCACTGATTACCCGGCCGCGCGGATCATGCAGGTCACGACGACGTCAACGTCTTATGTGCTGAAGATGCCACCGGCCAATCAGACTTCTGTTGGCCAAGATGCGTTGATTACAAACCCCGGCGCGACGACGTTAACGGTCAAGGATTACGCCGGGGTCAACACTATTTGTACTATTGCGAACGGGCAATCTAAGTACATTTATATATCAGACAATCCTACTTCTGCGGGGACGTGGAAGGTTATTGCCTTCGGGGTAGGGTCGTCTTCGGTTGATGCCGCGGCGCTTGCTGGGGCGGGCCTGATGGCCTCTGGGGCGATCTTGAATCAGTCGCAGTCGGTGACGACGTTCTCTAGTGGATTTACTGCTACTGAAGCCGATCGGGCTGCTACTTATGTTTGGACTGGCGGTGGTGGAACGGTGACGCTCACGTCGGCCAGCACGTTAGGGAACAATTGGTTTTTCATTGTTCGTAACGGCGGGACTGGTACGTTGTCGATCACGCCTAGCGGCGGGGACTTGATTAACGGGTCTGGTTCGCTAGATATGCAGCCCGCGGACTCGTGCTTTGTGGCGTGTTCTGGATCGGCGTTCTACAGCGTTGGATTGGGCAAGAGCACGCAGTTTAACTTTACTCAGCTAACGAAGGCTGTAGTTAGCGGGACGTACACGCTGACGTCTTCTGAGGCGGCAAACGTCATTCAGAAGTACACAGGGACGTTGAGCGGGAACGTGACGGTGATTATGCCGTCAACGATTCAAGTTTATTACATCACGAACCAGACTTCTGGGGCGTACTCAATCACGTTCAGGACGAGCACGTCTGGCGGCGCTACGGCGGTTGTTCCGGCTGGCCAGCAGGTGATTCTGCTGTGTGATTCGGTGAATATGTATAACGCCTCAACGATTGCCGCGGGGGCGTCTACGTTGGCCTTGGGTAATGGCACGGTCGGAGCGCCGTCGTTGAATTTCTCTGCTGAGGGCACAACGGGTATTTATCGTCCTGCCTCTGGGGAGTTTGGGATTGCGGTGCTCGGGGCGCAGATTGCAAGTTTTGCGGCGACCGGGTTGACGATCACGGGAACTGGGACGTTTAGCAGTGGGATTTCTGGCGGAACTTTCTGATGACGGCAAAAGTTTTTGCATTAGCCACTAAGCCCGGAGTTCAAAGAGACGGCACTATCTTTGACATGAACTTTTATACGGATGCGCGTTGGGTAAGGTTCCAGCGTGGCCGTCCGAGGAAGATGGCTGGCTATGCGGTGATGTCTAACCAGATGACCGGCCCGTCGAGGGGGATCTGGGTCAACCCGCAGGATTCGTTTACTGCGGTGTTTAGCGGATATAGCGCCGGCTTGCAGAAATTGTCTATTGATAACAATGGTGTAGGGGCCGGGGTTACTAACTTTTCGTTGAGCAACTTTACGTCAAGCGTCAATAATTTGTGGCAGTTTGATGGGTTTTATGATGTTGCCGGGGCGGGTGTTGCAACGATTCTGGCTCACCCCGGACAGAACTTGGCTGCCATTGACTCGACGGCTAACACTCCGGTTTTGTTTGGAAATATTGATGGGTCTACGTTGTCCCAGATTGGGACTTTTACGGACTCCAATGCCTACCTGAACGGGACAACAACGGTAACCCTTAGTCAGGCTGACTTGTTGATTGGAGCGGGGCAGGCGGTGTCGGGGACCGGGATTCCTTCTGGCACCACAGTTGTTTCAAAGGTAGATAGCGCAGATATCTTATCGACGGTCGCTGTTACTGGCACCGGGGGTCAGATTTCTTGTGCATCAACTTCCGGTCTTTTTATTGGCCAAACGGTGTCGGTGTCTGGCACAACTTCTCCTCAAACCTTGTCGAGCGTAACGATTACAAGCGAAAACGGAGATTTTTCTTGTACCGCGACAACGGGGTTGTACGTTAATCAGCCGGTTTATGTTACTGGAACTCAGGTCAGCACCACTTTGGGAAGTGTTCAGGTAACGGGCACTGCCGGGCAGTGCTCTTGCACAACAGTGAGTGGTTTATATGTTGGGCAGGCTGTAGTTGTTACTGGAACCCTTACTGGAACAGCCACAGGAATTTCTTCTGGCGTAACGTACTACATCAAAGAAACCAATGTGACGGCGTCTAATTCGACGTTTACATTGTCTGCAACGCCGGGTGGCACAGCGCTTGTCACAACCGCAGGAACAACGACGGGGCTGGTATTTAAGGTAAGGCAGCTAACTGGGGTCACGTCGGGATCAACTTACTACATTACCGCAACAGCAACCGGCGCAACTTCAACTTTTACGTTATCGAGTTCAGTTGGCGGGCCTCCTATTTCTACTCAAATCAATAGTGTTTCTGGTTTGGTGTTTTCCGTCCCTAAAGACACCGGGCTAACGTCAGGATCAACGTACTACATTATTGCTACGAACTACTCTACGACATTTACGTTGTCGGCCACGAGAGGTGGGTCTGCGATTACGACGATCGTGAACTCTACGACTGGCTTGGTGTTTACGTTAGGTCTGTATACTAAGGTAGTGTTGTCCGCGGCGGCTACGACCAGTGGGAGTTCAACGCTCACGTTCAACAATAACGTCTCCGTTTCTGGCGGAGTGGTGTCGTTGCATCCTTATGTGTTTGTGTACGGCAACAATGGATTGATTAAGAATTGTGCTGCCGGAAACCTGCAGGATTGGGTCTCTGCGGACGCTAATGAGACCAACGTAGCGACCGGGAAGATCGTCCAAGGCTTACCCGTCAGGGGTGGTTCAAACGCGCCTTCTGGGCTGTTCTGGAGCCTTGATAGTTTGATTCGAGTGTCGTACATCGGGGGAACCGGTACGCCTGCTCAGTATTGGCGGTATGACATCATTACTAGCCAGACGTCTATTTTGTCGTCGCAGTCCGCGATTGAGTATGACGGTGTCTATTACTGGTGCGCGGTTGATAGGTTCATGCTGTACAACGGCACGGTCAAAGAAATCCCGAACAACTTCAATCAGAACTATTTCTTTGACAATCTAAACTACTCTCAGCGCCAGAAGGTATGGGCGTGCAAGGTTCCTCGTTTCGGCGAGATCTGGTGGTTTTATCCGCGGGGTGAGGCTACGGAGTGTACTGACGCGGTGATTTACAACATCCGAGAGAATGCTTGGTATGACGCTGGTGAGGCTTTAGGAGCCCGCAGAAGCGCTGGGTACTTCTCTCAGGTGTTCTCCCGTCCGATCGCTGCCGGGTGGGATGTGACGGAGTCAGAGGTTGTTTTCACGCAGTCTATGACTACGACTAACGGGAAGACAACTATTCCGTTGACGACCTATAACACTAGCGTAGAGATTGGGCAGGTCATTAGCGGGACTAATGTTCTTTCGGGCACAACGGTGGCGTCAGTAACCTCGAGCGGCTTGCAGACGCTAGGATCAATCACTGGCGGGTCTTCCTACACGAACGGCACTTACTCTGGCGTGACCTTGACCGGCGGCTCTGGGTTGGGTGCTACCGCGAACATTACCGTAAGCGGTGGAGCCGTAACCGCGGTAACGATTGTTGCTTACGGAGCGGGGTATCGCGTTGGGGATGCGTTGAGCGCGGCGGCTGCAAGCATTGGGGGCACGGGCGCTGGATTCAGTGTGCCGGTGACAGCAATTTATGCGCAGATCATTACGATGTCTGCTGCTGCTTACGGGACGGGCACGCAGACCTTGACGTTCAGCACGGCGGCAAACTTATTCAATTTGTATCAGCACGAGCTCGGCGTTGATGCGGTTGATGGCCAGAACGTGAATGCGATTGAGTCGTACTTTGAGACGAATGATCTTGGCTGGGTTTCTGGCGGCCCGAGCGAACCGGCGATGGTCGGCGAAAACAAGTGGGCTCGGTTAGAGAGGGTTGAGCCGGACTTTATTCAGTCTGGTCAGATGTACTTGCAGGTTACTGGCCGGCCCTACGCTCAGTCTGAGGACGTGACCTCAGCGCCGTACTTCTTTGAGCCTGACACAAACAAGATTGACATGAAGGAGCAGCGCCGGGAGTTGAGGCTGCGATTTACGTCTAACGTAGTTGGCGGGAATTTCCAGTTAGGTAAGTTGTTGTTAAGTGCAACCATTGGCGACGTAAGAGGGTACTGATGGTTATTTTGTATGACCCTCGGTACCAGACGTTTCAGTCTTGGGCGAGTCTTTTGGTTGAGCAGTTTGCTTCTAATCAGTTAGAGATCCCGAACGACAGCACTGATTGGAAACTTTGGGGCGATGGGTTGAAGGCAATAGATATCTTTGCTAACGAGGCGGTGCCTAGTACCAGCATCTTTGAGAACTGGGAAGACTGGGCTTCTGCGTTGTTGCTTGCTGTGAACTCCGGGGCTTGAGATGGCAAACGTAAATCGTGGACTAGACGAGGAACATGAGCTAACGCCCGAAGAGCAGGCTGCGTACGATACTCGGAAACAGGAAGCCGCCGCTCGTGATGCGGCCGCTGCTGAAGCCGCACGAGTCAAAGCAGCGGGCAGAGATCCGGCTATTGCGAATTTGCTACGAGAACTTGGGGCTGACAACGAAGCCACTCGTACGATTGCCGCTCGAGTTTATGATCAATACAACCTTACCAGTATGTTTGATATTGGTAGGAGCGACCCGTACACCTACAACAATGAAGACGGCGAGCCAGTTGAAGGCCGGGATTTTATTAACAAAAAAACCGGCGAAAAGATTGGAGGCCCTAATGGCCTCGCTCTTGGAACTCAACAAACAAACAAAGGTCAAAATTTATTCACTATAGGCCCAGACGGCCAGATGAGTGGCGTATTTATTTCAAAACCGGAGGGGTTTTGGGATCAGGTGGCAACAGGCATATTGCCTATGGCCAATATGATTCCGGGAATAAATGCCATTACCATCCCTCTTACGGCTGCTTACTACGCTTCCCATGACCAATGGGGGAGGGCGCTTGCGACGATAGCGCCGATGGGCCTTAATGCCATAGCAACTGGCACCAATGCGCTCAGCAACCTTTCTGGCTCGGCGGACTTCAATCCAACGGCAACAACTCCTGCTGGGATGTTGACGGAGGCCGCAACAGGCATTCAAGGC